AAAATAATGTTGGCATTGTCAATCCTCCGCGGTTACGCCGCTACCCGATAAATTTGATCAGTTACGCCGATCAATCGAAACAGCTCAATTTATACCGCCCCGAGCAGTAGAGGGCATAATAAAAAGCCGTTAGCTTATAGCCAGCGACTTTAAATGACTTTGATATATTTGCTATTGTTTTCTTCGAAATCGCGCATAAACCACCAAAATGTATCTTCTGCTAATTCTTCATTGAACAAACTTTGAAACTTAATCTTGAAAGAATACCAATAGAAAGGAAATTTGAGTTTAATTTTTAGCGTGAATGTTTTTGGCATAATATTCTCCTTATTCAATAATCCTCTTATAATCAACTTTCGCACCCATCCGCTCATACCAACTAGTAGTTTCTAAAAGGTTAGGCAGTGTGTGCGAAATAATCGAAATGGTTAATTGATCTTTAGTAGTTCCTTCTGCAACATTTACAGATGCATAATTGCCATTCCACACCGGTTTTAACTCATTACTAATCAATTCTTTATTACTGTTGTAGATTGGATTCTGTTTCCATTGAGTACTATTTTCAGTTTCAATGGCTTTTTTATAAGCTTTGCCCAGCCCTTTTTGAACTTCAATAGTTAAAATGACTTCGTTAAAATCTTTCATTACTTTCTCTCCTGTTCTGGAAATTCATTTTGACTGGTTAGAACTAGTCTGGAACTATCCAAGTTAAGCTGTCTAACTTCTGTTAGCAATCGCGGTGTCATAAAGCCCTCAATGTTATCTCTTTGAAAAACAAAGTCCAGCGCCTCTTGCTCATTTTCAGCAACAAATATTGCTGACGTCGGTGCCTCCCAAACATCTGTGCCCTCTTCCGCGAATTTGTAATCTCCCCAAACTAAAAATACTTTCAATATTTGAACTGACTTATTTGTAGAATGGCTTCTTTTCTTATCTAAATATCTTGGTCGATAAACCATCTTACACCTCTCTAAATGACTTCTCAACTTCCACGCGATCAATATATGGCGCGGTTGAACACCTACAATTTGCATGCATTGGTGCAGCGTTTTGACCTGGAGATAAATCTTCGACCTTAAATATCTTTCCGTTCAATGGTAAACAGACAGGGCACGCTGTCGGTTCTGCAACATACTCGTATTCTTCGATGCCGTACTTTTTATAACTTTGATTCTGTATCTCAGTCTGAACCCTTGCCGATTCTGTGCGCATCAACCGCTCAGCTTCGTACTTACTAGAATCAAATAGATTACGTAGTTTTCTAGCCATGTCACGTGGGTTCTTACCTTGTGTAACCGTTTGGACTAACAATTTATCTAACTCGGCTTTAAACGCCTGCATGTTGCCCCAGATGCGTTCAGAAAACGTTGCAGAATGAAAAGAACCATTTACGACAGCCTCTACAAAATCTTTGTAGCCAGCGAAAATGGTTTCGCCTAATATGCCAGCTTGTCTTTTAGCTTCAGCAATGCCTTCTTTTGTCAGCAAATCTGCCGTGTATTTGTCAAGATCATCAGACAGCGCAATCAATTCAAGTCCTATTTGTGACTTCAATAATTCAAGTCGATTAACTCTCATTGTGACATTGTATAGACGTAGCTCATCGTTAGCTGTCTTAGAAAAATCCTTCGTCTTAACATATCGTTTGGCTTTTCTAGCAAAGGCTTTAACGTCCATCTCCATTGAAACCTTTTTAGCTTCGGATAACGACACACCTTCTTTACCAGCAAAACGTTGCCAGTTAGCGTCAATTTCTTTGTTGATATTGTCAATCGCAACTTGAAATCGATCAGCGATAGCTTTCTTCATTTGCTTTTCGTCTTTAATCATTTGTGCGATATGTTGTTCTTCGCGTTTGCGCCAGTAATCAGAGGACTTCATT